ATGACTTTCAAGGAACACTACAAAAGGGCTAAAGCAATGCCGTCACCATGCCAAATGTTCATCAAGGACATTGCACGGCTGACAAACAGATCGGAAATCTGTGTCAAGAAATGGCTGGGAGGCAACTACAACCCTTCAAAGGACACACAGCAGATAATAGCTGAGTACCTGAAGGAACCGGCAGAAAACCTGTTCCCACAAAAGAAAGGAGGGAGTCTATGACAATAACAGAACCGAGAGTAGCGGAGACCGGCAGATACTCGCTAATTGAAGCGAGCCAGGCTCTGGGAGTGCACCCATCTACGCTGATACGGTGGGTGAAAGAGGGAAAAATAAACTACGGAATAAGACGCTCGAACTCAAGGAAATTCTACCTTGGGAAAGAGTTGATACGATTCTGGAGAGCTCAACTGTGATGCTATGGAAGGCTGGATAGCACTATACCGCAACATAAAGCAGCACTGGGTGTGGCAAGACGCAAAGATACTGCAACGGTGGCTGGACCTGCTCACAGATGCCTCATACGAGGAATGTGAGGTGCTTTTCCATGGGACCAGAGTAAAACTTAACAGAGGGCAACTGGTGACAAGTAAAAGGCAACTGCTGCACCAGTGGCAGACGAACGGAAAAAAGGTGAAAGACCTGCTGGAAGAATTCATAAAAGAGGAGATGATAATGATGGAAAAAATCGGCAATTATACCATCATAACAATACTGAATTATGATAAATTTCAGAAGGAAAATTCACCGAAAAACAAGAAGAAATCACCACCTAAAAAGCCCCCTGAAAAGACGGAAAACGCTGAGGACGGGTTGCACAAAAGGCAACACTTTCGGTCACACCCACACATTATTAATAGTAACAATATAAACAATAATATTTCTCTCTCTCATAATAATGGCGACAGAAATTTTTTCGAGACTTTCAAAAATGACTCCCAAGCGAAAGAGTTTGTGCGAAACACCCTGGGCATGGACGAAGAAGAACTGATGAAATGGCTCTCGGAATTCGACAGGCAGATTAGCTACGAAGGGAAAAAGCATAACGACTACAATGACTACAAGGCTCACTTCCCGGCTTGGGTGAAAAAACAACAGCAATACATAAAACAGAAGAACAATGCAGCTAAACAACAGGAGGATAGATACGACCCACGTAGGGGAACTGATGTCGATGGTAAGAAAGCTTCAGATTACGGGAGAACGTTTTAGGTTTAAAATGTCACCGCAGGAGACGTTTGACAGACTGGCATACTACTACGCATACGAAGTGAAACTGCGAAACCGCGAGATGCGTTTCGACAAACAGACTATAAACAACCTGGTGGCAATGGCGACTTACATGACGGACCCGAAATCGAAAATCGGGATAATGCTCTGCGGGACTTGCGGCAACGGAAAGACGACTTTGCTGCTGGCACTGAGAGACCTGATAAATGAACGGTTCCACAGTGGGGACTTCAATCACCTCAGAAACTATTCATGCAATGACCCGTACTTTGAGATATACCTGCGATTCAAAGACGTCAGGGACATACTGGAGATATACAAGGACAGAATGAGATATGCCGAGCTTCGATCGGAACGCCTGCTGGCCATAGATGACCTGGGGAAGGAACCGACGGAAGTGCTGGAGTACGGAAACGTGACGAACCCGGTGATAGACCTGCTGGAACATCGATACCTGGCGCAACTCTTCACAGCGGTAACGACGAACCTGGACGCGAAACAGATAAGACAGAAATACGGGGGACGCATAGCGGACCGCTTTAACGAGATGATGGAGGTCATCGTCTTTCAAGACGTGAGCTACAGGAAGTAATTTTGTAAAAAAGAACGATATTTCATACTGACTATGGACGTGATACTGCTTTATCTGAGACTCCAGCCATGGCTGAAACAGTGGCTGGTGAATGAGCAAGGAGAGGAACCGGTGAAGTTCTTGCGCAACTCCACCGAGAATGACATTCTGCAGATATACCTGAAGGCAATGCCGAAAGATGCTGCCCCTGACAAACCGGACAAGGACACAGTGGCGATAGTGCTGCCACAGTTCAAGAAAAAGGACACAAGGGTTTACAACTACCTGGACCGACATGGGAAGGCGCTACTGCGCAACTGCATCCGCTCACGGATGATCCTGGCGATGTGGAACGACCTGAGCCAATTCGGGAACATAGGCAAACAGAAACAGGATCTGATATGGGCGTGGATGGAGACGAACGGCATAGAGCTGAACGAGACGAACTTCTGCGCACTGCAGAAGATATACCAGCGACGGCGCAACGCCTACCTGAAGAAAAAATATCGGGAAAATCTTCCCGACTTCAAGAAGAAAAAATGAGGCGGTGTACTGCCCTGTCCTACCCTGTCCTCCAGGGTCCGCAATTCTGCGCTGAAATGAAGCATTTGCAACACATCAAACTCTAAACAAACCGAATAACATGATCAGACAATCGCTGCCGGGGATAATATTCCTGGGATATGTGCAGAAAGACCGACTGCAACGACAAATAATGCAGAAATCACTGGCGGGGCTGCCAGTGGGAATATTCACGGACATAACGCCGATAAACTTCATCGGCACCCCGCAGTGTGAAAGCCAAAATGATTATGACAACAACGGGAGGATTGAACAGACGACTCTCACATTTGTGACGTGCGACAGCATACCGACACATGAACACCTGGCTTTCGTGATAACGGACGCTAACAGGCAGTCGTACATAATAGGACAAAGGGAACGCCCATACCCGATAATAAAAATAAAAAAGAACACAGGGACTCCAGGGGGCGACACGAACGCAAAAACCGTGGAGGTGACTCTATATGCGCACCGCTCGCTGGTCCCATGTAAACGATAATGTACTAACTTTTAATCAAAGAGAATTATGGTTGAAATTACAGACTGGGACTGGAAAGACCCACAGAAAGAAATGCCGAAAGGGTGGTCGAACGAGATTCCACAAGATGACAAACTAAAGGATTCGGGCATCGAAATGAAGAACAGCCCCGTACTGGTGAGTGATAAAGTGGCGCTGATAGTCGAGGAATTTAAATTCAGATTTCTGATGATAGCACGCTATAACACGGCCATGGGATGGGTGTTCGCAGATGGCAACATACCACTATCTGAGGCGTACAGGGATTATAAGGTTCTGCAATGGTCATACCTGCCTAAGCCTAAGCAGGAATGGGAAGAGAAATGTGAGGAGGACCTGGAAAAGAGAAAATATGAGGTGGAAGAATCATGTGGGACTGTACGCATCAAAGATAACGTGTCAAAAATGTTCCTCAGATTCAAACGTGGCAAGGTGCTTGGGCCTAAAGACTCGTTCCTCGGTATTCCTCGTGACTTGCTCCTGATCAGCATCTTTACGAATA